AGGAGACTTGAACCTTACACGATTATATCTACGATGTAATGGGTCTTCCACTTCGGAAATACAGAACCCTAACGGAAATCTCAAAATCAATCGACACGGAGTTCAGTTTGGCGGAATTAACACAGGGCCTCAAGAGTCGAACTCGGCACAAATCTCGGCAGGTATTCATCGTGCAAATTATATGAATATAAGGGGAGCATCCACGGGGACTTTGAACTCTACAAGTCGTGTCGCCTTTATCGCGGATAATGTGGAACTATATAACGATGGTAAAATTACCTTTTCCAATTCCAATATTCAAATGGGGTCTCAATATGGTTCGTTGAATATCCAAACATATTCCATTAATACTTCTTTTAATGCCTATACCTTTGCCCTTCCAAGTGGATACACTTACAATTCAGGAGATTACATTGATTTACAAATATTAAGTCCAGCCAGCACAGGTCGTGTGATTTACCAGTTTGTAGGAGTGTCAGGAAGCACGGCAACCTTTAATATATCTACTACTTCCACAAGAAACATAGACTTTCGTCTCGTCATTATCAAATGGTATTGATTTTTTTATCTTATCAAAATAAAGATTTATAATTGTATTATAATAAATAAATACATAATGTCATCGTATCCGCCTATTTAGTGGAGTTTTCTATCCATTTTTTGTGTTTTTTTGTTTTAATATGATTAGATTTGTTATTCTTCTTATAAACTACACCACATTCACAGGTAATATCCATAGTCATTTTGTCTTTATTCTGTTTATACCATTCAGCCGATTTTATTTTCCTCTCTTCTTTATGTTCTTCATTCCATTTTTTATGTTTCTCTTGAAGACGTTCTTTATTTTCATCCCTCCATCTTTTTCCGTTTGATTGATATTTTCCTTTATTGTTTATATAATATTCTTTCGTATATGCTTTTCGTCCATCGGTTCGTAAAGTAAAATGAATGGCTTTTTTTTTATTAACACTATTTAACTCGTCTATCCAAAATTGTTCTGCGGTTAATTTGTCCTCTTCATCTATAAAATCTCTTTCTATGATTATTTCAAATATACAATTGTCAAATCCGTATTTTTCAAACAAAATAAATGAAGCGTAAGTGTTGTTGGAAAGTTTTTGTTTATATCTTTTATAATCGCATTTGTGTTTTTTTATTCTTTCTTTTAATGTGAGTGAGGTTGAACCCACATAACACTCGTCTCCACTTACGATTTTATACACAATTCCTTTCATTTCTAATCATATGGAGTAGAAATGATTTTTATTTTATATTCAATTTTAAATAATTGTTGTATATATAAATAAAATAACAATAATGTCATCTTATCCGCCACCAAAATCCATTTTGCCCATCTTCAACAGCTCCAACTATACTTTTTCTGCTCTCGGTTTAACCGAATCACAGGCAGATTTACTCTATGTTCGTTTGAACGCTGCCTCACAATCCATTAATGGTTCATTGGGAGTATCCAACCTTCTCACAGCAGGAACATTTTCTGCTCCAAGTAATACTGGAACGACACCAGTTTATTCCTTCAACGGACATAGTGATACAGGAATTGCATGTATTACAACCGTCCCCGCACAAGCCCGCGTAGAACACTATGTGAATGGTGGAATGAGATTGTCTTATGACCAGTCGAACTTTATTAGTAATCTTGTTTTTCGTGCAAATCAGCAACGATTCGTATCTGCAGCTGCAGGTATGAAATATGAAAACACCACAACAGGTTCTTTGTTTTTCAATACCGAAACCCCCCTTTTATTTAGGGAGACAGACATAGAACTCACGAAACCTCTTATTCTTCCTGCCTCTACGGCAGCCACCAATACATCTGCACCCTATACCGTCCTTTTTCAAAATCAATTCACTCCTCCTACTGCGGGTTCTTTGTTTGGTATTAAGGCTCGTGTAAGTGCAGCCACTTTTCCATCCTTATCCTTTTTCCTCAACGATACTGAAGTCATGGGGTTTGATAGGTCAAATATGATTGTATCACAAACTTTTCGGTGTGATGCGATACGAATGCGAAGCACAGACGCAGGAATGCGTTATGTAGGAATAGTAGATACGGTTCCTACCGTAGGGTTTTACTACTCTACAATGAGTGGATTTTTATACTCGGCAATTTCAAGTAATATGTATTTCCAAACTCTCTGTCCTCTTCGTGTCTCTCTTGGTGATACATCGGTGAATAATCAATTAGGAACTCCTCTATCAGGAACGGATATTACCATAATCCGTCGTTTAACCCCTCAAACCATTACCAATGCAGGGAATGGAACAGCAACATTCAATATCGGTATAACTCTACCAAATACCAACTACGATGTCTTCCCTACCCTACAACGAACAAGTGGAACGGAAGGGTGGAGTATCTTTGTCATTTCAAAAAGCACAACACAAGTGGTATTAGAATACGCCCATAAATCCAGTGGTTCAACCACGGATACTATCGTCATTGGAGGAATGATATATGGCTATCCCTAAATGGAATAAAAACAATTAAAAAATATATTGTAATAAGTTAAAATGTTAGTCGCAAAAGTCGTAATGTATGATGTAGATGAGGAAAAAGATATTGTCCGTCTCTCGTTAGAGTGTCGGTATAAAGAGTTCCAAAAGGTTTTCTTTACACAGGATATTCCACGAGGAGATAAACTGGTAGAAGATATCAAGGGAGACGCGTTGAAATGTTGCAAACCTAAAATATTAGAATGGGTTGCCGAGTGTGATGCGTCCAGTATCATAGGCACATTCGTCCCTGTCCCTGCCGATTTTCTTACTTCTCCAGTAGAACAAGTCCTATCGAGTGAGTTGTTATAATTTTTAAATATTCCCTACGAATTATTTAAAAATCTATCCTCTAAACTCTTCCATTATATCGGTACAAGATAGAATCCGAGCCATCTGATCCAATACATTCACTACACGGGAACATACTTTGTAAATATCACTTCCTTTATCGTGTTCGGTATTTACAATTTGGATAAGTTCTTGGTCGTTTCTCAATGCACCCCACATGATCCACATCATCATGAGTTTATGTTTGAGACGAAGTGGGATATCCTTCATATCTCCGTCATACACAAATAGTTTTTTAAGGTCTTCAGGTATTTCAAGAAGTGGTTCAGGATATGGTGGTAGATGCACCTTTTGTTCGGTTTCATCTACTAATTTTTCTTCTTCATATTCGTGAGATTGATTACTTGACATTTTATTTATTATATATAATATAATTTTTAATATAATTTTTTAAAAATATCAAACTCGTAGATTTTGTTTTAACATTTGGTTAAAAATATTTTTTCAACAATCCACCGAGACGTGTATTGTTTAGTTCCAACTTCTTTTCGGAGAATTCCTTTACAAACTTGTTATATACTGCCCTTACATTCGTTTCTTGTTTATTCACATATCGTCTCATGTAGTAGATAAATATTATTGCATAGTATCCACATGTGGTAGTTTCGAGGGCTTGTATTTGAGTATCGGTATAGATAATATCTGCTTTTGGACTGGTTTTATCGCAGAACTGGACGACATCGACTGGTGGAACGAAGCCATAACTATCGTAATAACAGAATACATTTGCCTTTTTGAAATAACATAAACTAACCCAGTGTGAGCCTGGAAGCATATTTCCTTCTTTATCGAATAAACTGGATAAATTAATAATTAAATCATCTTTTTTAACAATGGGAACCGAGTTTAACCGTTTTAACTGGTCTTTATTGACGACGGCGTCTAATGGAATACCATGTGATTTAGCGAGTTGTTTGAGTTCAATATTGGAGAGACCACTCATTCTTTTTATTAAACAATTATATTTACTAAAATAAAGAAATCATCATGGGCTCGTCATTATCGTGTTGTTGTGGATCGAAAGCCATGCAAAGGGCAGTGCCCGAAATGGCATTTAAATTAGACTCGGATATGAAATGGTATTTTTTCAGTACCTGTTGTATCCGAGATCAAGCAGACATTCATGTATGTGTCAATTGTAGTAAAAAGAAGGATTTACTTGCAGAGTTGGAAGATAAAACCGTCGGAACACGGATAGAATTGAACCAACAACACTCTATTTCCTCTTAATGTGGAGGAAATTAGGGCTTAAAATAACATATGTAATTATCATAACCTCTATATCTCTTTACACCACCCTCCTTATTAGTCGGTTCTGTTTCGTCTTCTACACGATGGTATTTACTTCTTTCATGAACACGACGATTTTGAAAAGCAATGATACGACCACAAGAACAGGTATATTTTGCGTTCAATCGTTCCTTGTTTGTGTAATAATAGTCTTTGGCTTTTTGGAGAGCATGTTCTCGATGTTGCTGGTAATAAGTGGATTTAGTCATTTTATAAATGTAGGTATTTATAAAATTAATAATCTGGAAGATTAAAAAATTGGAAGATTGGAAGATTGGAAGATGTTTTTCACATTTTTAAAATATGATTTTGTCCTTTTTGATTTTTTTTTTTCATTTCTTCATGCGAGTTGGGGTTTTTATCTTCCATCTTCCAGATTTTAGAGTTTTTATACTGAAAATAGGTTAAAAAATCCGTGGAAGATGTCTGGAAGATGTTTTTACATCTTCCAAAAATAGGGGTCATCTTCCAAAATGGGTGGTCATCTTCCAGAATTAAAATATATGTTTTTGCCCCTCCCCCATTTTTTTAAAAATCTAAAATCTGGAAGATTGGAAGATGATTTTCACATTTTCAAAATATAATTTTGTCCTTTTTGATTTTTTTTTTTCATTTCTTCATGCGAGTTGGGGTTTTTATCTTCCATCTTCCAGATTTTATAGTTTTTATACTGAAAATAGGTTAAAAAATCCGTGGAAGATGTCTGGAAGATGTTTTTACATCTTCCAGAAATGGGGGTCATCTTCCAGAAATGGGGGTCATCTTCCAGAATTAAAAGAGCTGGTAATAAGAATTTCCTTTCTTGTAATTTACAAAATATTTAGAGGCGATGCGTCCGAACTGAATGGCACTTTTCCTATTTTTCATTCCCATAGAGTCCGAATACATTTTGTAGGCGTCGTATAAATTAGCGGATGATATGAACTTACTATCCGTGGATTCGTTTTTAGTTAATCCGACGAGACGAACACGGATAAAGTCGTACCATCTTCCTTCGTTGGAATGTTTATCGTAAGAACTCTTCCAAAAATCACGCCTTTCGTTGATTTCTTCACAAAACAATTCGACCGAGTTCTTTCCATCATTCATCATCTGTTGTCTCAAATGTGTCATTGGAATATCTCGTAGATTTCGTGTTCGTGGTAATTGACATATAAAAGTGTAAAAATGGTTAGCATTTTCCTGAGTGCATGCTTCATGTAGTCTATCAAAGTAAGCACGATTTCCCTTATGGACAGGACTCACCTCCATACAAGCATACCGTCCGTCGTGTTGACTCATTTTCACTGATCCGAATTCGTGATTCGTAGTAGCAATCATGTTGATAAAATTGTTGTATGACTCCATCATATCTTTTCCTTTCATTTCGACACTGATTGTCGGGTCTGAAATGATGGCTTTGAGAGTATCGAAGGAGACATTCCAGTTTTCTCTCGAGTTCACCTCATTACAAGCGATGAAGCATTTATCCATACAAATGGTATTAAATCGTTGAGTGAGTTTATCCAAACCTGCAGTTGCGGTAGCAAGTGATCTCCCATATATAAGTGGAATGAGTAAATGGTCGATTAAAAACCCTTTTCCTGTTCGTTCTTCTCCGTATAACAACAACACGACTTCTGTCTTTATCCATGGGGTTAAGAAACACACCCTTAACCACTGGAGGATATAATCGTATAAATCTTCGTCCTTACTTGCCCAGCAGGTCTTGATATGAAATAAAAACGGTTCTATTTTATCCATATCTACCTTTTCCACCGTTTTTGCTTGAAAACCTTTGAATGTATTGAATACATACTCTTCTGGGGCATAATCGAGTTTAGGAAAAAAGACGAACTTGTGGAAGTTAGGGAGAGCATTTCTTACATCACAATCGTCCAATAAACAACGAGAACCCCACCGTATCAAGTCTAAATCTACTAAACGAACCTCACCCTCTTCCGTCGTGGTATAATATCGTGTCTTGAGTCGTAAATCCCTCACATTCATCATATCATATCCTGCCGTTCCAGTATTAACGATGTAGCAGAGTGGTTTTTGGAATATTTTTATATATCTATCAAAATTAGATACAAAATAGTCCACGCATTCTTTCAAATTACTAAACTTGGTAGATAGTAAATATTCTTCAAACTTCTTATAATGGTCGTTTTCATTGAAGGGTTTAGACACTACTGGCATGGGTTCAATATATGGTAGACTTTCCTCATCCAGTATTTTCTTATGGTTCTTTATACATTTCTGGATTTGTGTCCGTATGCTTTTCTGTTTAGGTGGTATAAGTTTATACAATTCCTGCCAACTCATATGTTCATGGTATTGATGGAAATTATCTAAAAAATATTCTTCATAACTGGAAGGAAAATCTCGTTTAAGAGCGAATTTTTCCATGATTGTTTTTACACATCCTCGGAACACACACCCATTTACGAATTGATAAAGTAAAGTATAATCCTGTCCCTCAGTCAATAAATCCATAATCTTCAATTGAAGTTCGTGTGGTAATTCACATCTACATACATTTTCCTTTTTCACAGGTTGTATTAATCGTTCTGGTTCTGATTCTTCCTCCTCAAAAAACTCATACTCTTCCTCTTCACAATTCGGTAATCCCATTGTCATTTTCTTTTCATTCAATTTAATATTAGATGGAAATATCCGACGAATAGCATTTTCAGCACCTCTTAAATAATCGTCCAAGTGTCGTTGATTTTCCTCCGTCCGTTCAATCGTCAGTCCATCATACGCCAAAGAAGTTATTTTTACACCCTTTTCCTTGAAGTAATGAATAATACAATCTAACGCACGATTCTCTAATTCACACATTAATAGATTAATCATTGCTCCTTCTGGATTGTTAGGTTTCTTTTTCAGTCCCTTTTCGTATAGTAAAGGTTCTTTCTCTCGGATAAAGGTGTAAATCCCAGTAATCTCATTGTAGTATTTCGTCGTAAAATCATCCTTCAAATCCATCTTCAATTCACCTCCATTCGTCATACTCAAAAAAAGTGTTTTTATAGCATCACGGTCATATCCCTTTTCCATATACTTTCTCAACACCTCGTATCTATTCTCGATATAATACTTCAACGTGGGACAGTTATTGAACTGTTGTTGTTCCAACCAATTCAAAAGAAGGACTGGATGGGCATTTTCCATATCAATATCGATATGGTATTCTGATCCGATAGTATGACGGATGACCTTTGAAAGGTTAGTAAGACCAGTCCTCATCGTCCATTTTCTACCGTATCCATTTTTCTGACGGTACTCGATCGATACTTCACCTTCGTCATTTAAAGATTGATAATACTTTACTAAAAGGGTATGAACCGATTTTAAATCGGTAGTCTTTTTACCATTTTCATACACTCCCATAGGAACTCCCAATTCCTCAAAATGGTTCAAGATATACCCTAAATATCCCTTATTCACTCGTTCTGTATATATATGCATTTTCCGTTTCTGTTTCTATATACATTTATTCTTTTTAAATCATTTTTACATCTCTTACATTTTTAATGTAAATTGATTTAAAGAGATTGATTTTTTAATAAAAGGAATGTCAGCGACTAAACGGTGTAATAAGTGTAAGAAACTAAAAGATATGTTGGACTTTAAGAACAACAAGATGAAACAGTGTATGGAATGTAATCGGAAGCAACACACAATAAATAATAAGAAGAAAGAAGGGTGGATGGCATCCCTTGTAGAGTATTGTGGACTACGACGAATCGTGGAAGTATTACAGACGGAAATAAAATTAAATCCCACGGAAATAGCAAAGGCACGATTAGAGTTGTATGAAGCGATTTTAAAAATGGTGGATTTTGACCCAGAACGAGCAGATATGAAGGAAAATATGACGGAGGACGAGATGGAATTGTGGAAAAGTATCCGTGAGACAATCCGTTCTTCTGGGGAGACATTATTAAAATATTTACATTCAAAAGAAGACCGATTTATTCTTGATAAATATCTATCTTATATTCCAACCCCCCTACATAGAGATATTGATGTGCGGTGGGATGGGATAGAGTTTAAAGATGGAGTAAAATGGGTATTTTAATTATATATAATTCCTCAACTATATATAATTCTAAAACTTACAACTTTGACATAATCTTACGGACTTCATCGTATTCCTTCGTGCCTTTCTTGGGGACGGTATATCCAGACTTTCCCTTGTTATACTCTTTCAAAGCAACTATCCATTTAGAAGGAGCACGTTTAGGTTTTACTCCAACCTGTCCTCCTGCCTGCTTCACTTCTTCCGCATGAGACTCAACAATTCCTCGTCCTGATAATGCCCCTTCCAGTAATCGAGGAGCAACCTCCAACAACGCAGGAGCAACACGACGGAATAAGGAACCAAGGAACCCACCACTAACATCATCAGAACCTTTAATTTCCTGTTTCAATAGTTTAATTTCTCCTAATACTTGTTTAGGGTCTACTTCCTTATTGGACTTCTTACCACGTCCTCGAGGACGGAATAATATATCGGATAGAATAGGAAGTGCCGTGGCTACAAGTGATCCTAAAAATCCACCCTTGACAGATTTTTCGACCTGACTTAATTCTTTAAGAATTGCTGATTTAGACATTGTTTTATTTAAAGTAGAAGATTTTTTATTTAATTTATTTTTTTCTTCTTTCTTTTCTTCTATACCTTCACCACTAATCCATCGATTCCCTATTGCAGCCAGATCGGTCAGTTGTTTCCCATACCGTCCAACAAATGAAGGAATCCGTGCAAAGATGGCTTCTGCATCCTGTAATACAAAGTTCCGTATAGTAGGACTATTTAATCCATTCGCAGATAAAATGGAGTCAACAAATACCTGACAATTATTATTTCTTGCGTCGTAGGCACTAAACTTTTTATCACCCATGAACGACTTGGTGTTTTCAATCAACTCATTAATAGTGATAGTCTTGCCTTGTAAGGGGACTTCCATCACCTCACTCCCCTTCTTAACAGGATTTCCAACTTCTAACTTGACGACCTCACGCTTATCGAATATATATTTTCCGTTTATCCATAGTGCGAGGTGGTACACATTATCATAGCCCAGTCGTTTAAGGGCGAGTTTGAATAATCCGAAAGAAGCAAAGTTTAATAATCCAGTAATAACACCACTTACTGGGGTTCTTACGACCTTGATGGAAGTAATTTGTTCTTGTCCGATTTGTTGTAGTAATCGTCGTGCTTTTGGTTCGAGTCGTCCTGCTTTACGGAAGAAGAGCCCTTGCCCTTCAATCGTTTCTAATACGCATTCGTGAGACATTATTTATTATATCATATATATATATTAAATAAAATCTTAATCTTTTTTGATATACTTTAACATTTGCTCTTTACTATGCCCTAATTCCTCCGCCGTCTTTTCCATTTCCTTAATAGCAGGCATATCTTTGAACTTGTCGGATAAGTAGATATGTCTCAACATACTCGCACTAATTCCCTTACCGAAGATGGCGTTTAACTCACGAGTAAAGTTCGGTTGACTAAATGGTGTACCATCCCTGTCACTGAATACATACTCGGAACGAATACGTATCGCCTTTTTCTTTTGTTCCCACTTTTTTAGAAGTTGTAAGAGTTCGGACGAGTCAATGTCGACTTTTTGTTCTCCGTATGTTTTAGCGGTTTTGTAAGAATTAAATACAAACTCTTTTTTCGTCCAATCAATGTAATTCTTTTTATCATCCTTTTTCCACACCATGTCCGTGTAGTCCTTGATACGACGAGGGGCTTGTAGAATAAAGAGCGATGCCATTACATATTTTTGGAGCGTATCGTATTCCTTCTTCGTAATGGTCTCTGCTTTCTTCTTGAATAGCGGTGTAGCCTTTTCTTTTAGGTCTTCATATATCTTCTTCAATTCCTCCATACTCTTCCAGTTCTTTTCTTGCTTATCCGACTTTTCTTGACTTTCTTCTTTTTCGTTATGGGTCTTAATATCCTTCATCATACGCTCGCGATACATTTCACAGATATCTTCCTCGTTCTTGGTTCCATTCTCACATAAAGCAATCACGGCAGCCAACCTCGCCTTTCGTAGAGAGTATTTGACCTTTTCCAGTGCGGATAGGACTTTACGCATTCCCGCCTTGGTAAAGAACAATTTATACATATCATCAAGGGACTTGGCTTCCATGCCTGTCACCGTCTTGTATAGAATACGGAGAGAGGAATGGTATGCATCCAGAGTCGTCTGGGACACCTTGGGCTTGTTGGTTTTTAATTTTTTCATTAATGGGACGAATAAATCAGTCATGTTGTGTTTATCTAACAAAATATATTTTTTAAATAATACAAAAACTACATTATTTGAGATATCACACATAACTAATTATCATAAATGAATAAATTGTTTGAATTAATCGTTTTTATACTATAAAACTATTATAAAAATATATTTTTATAATTTTTATATACTACATATACTGATTATACATAACTTATAATAAATAACTAATGTAATAAATGGTTATTTGACATCTTTGACGCATAGAATGACGCTTTTATCTATTCGTTTCGGACTATAAGTGATATACGGTGTTAGTTCTTTCATAGTGTCAGATTGGAGTAGACGGATGAATGTATCCGCTTCTTCCTCGGACTGGACTTTGAATGCGTTAACGGAAGATGATACGTGAGTAATACCTTTGAAATAACGATGGGTTATATATCGGCTACTAAACACGAGGAGTGTAGGATTAGGATGGTGACAGTACCTTACGACTGGTTTCTGGTTTTTTAAATCTGCATACGATAGGATAAGTGTTTTCTTTTGTGGGTTCATCCGTAAAAGACGATCCATGTTCACGGTGTTCTTTTATTCTTTCACGTGCTTCTTCGTGATGGAAATACTGGAATACTTCTTCAAACTTTCCATGCGGAAGCCAGTTATACCCAGTTAAATCGATGGAGTGTTCTACTCCGTCCACGTCGTAAATGGTGGTGGTGGTATAAGGAATTGTTTTTTTAGTGAGTGTAATATCCACGATGATATCCGCTTTGAATATTGTTTTTGCTTCCTTATAAGATACAATATCAACTAAAAGGGTTTGATTTTTCTTGACCATATTAGGAAACAGACGATGTAGTAAAGACTTTTCCGTGCAGGGACGCCTCCACGAAGCAGGATGGATGGAAAGTAATAACCCTTCTGGAGTTATCCACTCGTTTAGGGCTTTTAGTATAAAGTGCTGGTAGATATTTGTGGATTTATTGCCGTAAGTTCTATCCGTAATTTTAGACACGATGAAAGGGGGATTCATCACAACCAAGTCGTACCCCCCTTCCAGTTTTTCTTTCAATACATCCTTACAGGTATAATTGAGTGGGACATTTGTAATATGTTTCATCAACCCTAATAGGATTTCTATATTGTCTGTATTCAGTTCATTTGTAAAAATACAATTCTTGACGATATAATCGATACGGTCTTGCCCCTGTAAATCTATATCGAGGTGTTCATAGAACTTTTCAATCAGTTCAGGCACGAAACCCATTTTGCCTACACACGGTTCTAATACTCGTTTAGGAGTTTTAAAGAACTCGTCAGGGATATAATTCAACATCTTTACTTTGAACTCTCTCGGAGTCTCCACTTCACTCCGTTTGAGACGGTCTTCTTTCGATACCTCGTAGGATTTTTGTAAGTATAAGGTTTCTATGAAATTCATTTATTATACTTATAAAAATCGTTTTAATATATATTAATCGCGTGTTCTTACGACGAGTTGGATGATGATGGAAGTATCTCTTAATTTGATGGGTTGATATAATTCATTCAGGAATTGGAGTCGGAGTTTATCGTAAGAACCTGCTTGGATTGTCGACCACACCAACTCATTAATCGGTGGGGATATAATACTACCGAATCCCACATTCGGTACGAATGCATAAATGACATTATTGGGAACTGCGAGGGGATTATTCACAATATTACAACTCAAAAGGATAGTATTGACGTGGGATACTTCTGGTGTGTTCTGGGATAGCACGGAGTAGGTGGAAGATTGGGGTGTAGTGGGATAAGTTCCTGCATTAAAACCAGTATAGATTTGGAATCGGTTTGGTTCGATCACGATTTGTGGTGTGGAAGCCGATACAGGATACCCACCACTTGGTGCCTGCGTATATCCTAACGTGGTGGCTTGTGCCGATGTGGGAACTGGAAAGGAGTCGAATTGAACCGCGTAAGCCGTTTGGTTTTCCGATATCTGTAGGAAATATACATTTCTATTGTTTATATCCTTTGCGTAATCCCCATTCGTCACCATAACAGATTGAAGGAATGAGTTGAGATCACTTAATGAATAGAAACCGTCAGGAATAAGGACGGATCGAGTCACTGTTCCACTTGATGTTGGAAAAATATATTCAAACTCGTTATTGTTAAGTTCCGAGGTGATATTGAACCATGAGTACCATAGCTGGATACTGGATATTGCAATCTGGTCTTTATCTGTAAAGGTAGCCGAACCGGGAAGGATATATTCGTACACGGACTCATCCGCTGTCGCATTTGTGGCATTCAAAATTAGTGTTTTCATTATGTTTTATTTTAATATAGATATAATATTAAAATAGTATTTTGTTTTATTGTTGTTGAGATTGTAGCCATTTTTGATGAATTATAGTTTTTGAATGAACGGCTTTATTTTGATGAGTAAATTGTCCGCCACAAGCACATTTATACTTTTCTTTCATTCGTTGTTTATGTTCTTCACTCCTTTTTCGTTTCTCCTTTTCATATCTTCTGCTTGTTTCTTTTACTTGTTGTTCGTGTGTTGCAATATATTTCTCTTTTTGTTTTTTCACTTTATCAGGATTACATCTTCTCCAAAGTGCTTGATATTCTTTTTTTTCTTCTAATGTCCATATAGGACATTTTTTATTAATACAATCCAACTCGTTTATCCATTTTTTTTCTAAAAACAATAATTCCGTTCTATCTTCTCCTTCCCATTCTTCTAATACCTCCATTTTACAATTGTCAATTTCGTATCTATCAAATAATTCATAAGACATACATTTCCCCCTTTTTCCTTCTTTATATTTTTCATAATAGCACAAATGTTCAGACCATCTAACACTTAATGGTTGTATCGTAGAACCCACATACACCTCGTCTCCACCAGTAATTTTATACACCACTCCTTTCATTTTCAATCGGCATCGATTCAAAATATTACTATTTATACTTCAATTTTTTAGGTACATTTCATTTCACCATCTTCATTTACTTTCCATATCACCAATTGTATCAGATTGTTTGTATCGATGAACTTGAGACGACGGAATAATTGGTCTGTAATTTTAATTTCAAGGGTGGAGTATGTGCCTGGAATAATTTCATTAAAGACAAGAGAGTTCTGTTCTGGTGAAAGAAGTGATCCATACTCTTTATCTGGAGTAAAGGCAAATATCTGTCCTGCTGGTACCGCCATTCGATTCTGGACGAGGTTGCACTGGACGGTAAATGAAGTGACTGGAGTGATTTGTGGTGTATAATCACTCGTCTTACTGTAATTAACGGTTGCAGTCAGTAGTGCTGGAAATATACCAACATTAAAACCGAGTAATTTTCCAAATTCTACATCATTCACACTGAAAGAAGGACAATACGAAGTAGGAGGAAAAGGCATACTTGCAGGATTAGACCAACCAGAAGGGAGAGAGGTTGGAATGGGGTATGCGTTCAACTGGGCACCATAAACCACGGCATTTTCTTGAAGTTCAAGATAATAGACGTAATCCCCTACATCGTTGATGAGGTAGTGACCGTTTTCAATCATTTTCTGTTGAAGAAAGAAGTTGAGTTGTGGAATAGAGTAAGTACCTTCTGGAATAGTGATGTTATGAGTAGTGGACGACCCACTACCATTAATCCAGTAGTATGTAAAACGAGTGTTGAAATACTGCTCGGAAATGGCTGGGTTAGAATACCATAAAGAAACGGTAGATACCGCAATATGATCCCCCTTCTCGAAAGTATGATTAATCGGAAAACGATAAGAATATGTAGCATTTGTCGGATCAGTCGATAAGACATTCTGTTTATTCAACGAAATAATTCTCATTATATTTATTTATTATATATTATTATTATATTTATTTTTTTACAACCCCATTAGATTACGATATATATTGACACGATCTTCATTACTGATTTTACGGTGTTGATACATGGTGTCCACGTGTTCTGCTAATTCCTTCAATAGTTCTGGATGGTTATTTCCTGCCATAATTTGTCCTCGTATCAAATCAAACCGAGACATTGCATGATCTAACTCATCTGAATGGATACTGGGAATCTCCCCACCGAACGACTCATCCAGTATATCACGACATTTTCCAGTTTTCAACAAATCCATTATCAATGACTGTTCGTTTTTGGATAGTTTATAAAATGTGGGAAGATGTAATTCCTGTTTTTTGAGGAGGTATATTAAGGCGTCTTTCATCTTATCACTTATTTTCACTGTCTTTTTGAGTTTGGAAATAGGAGGACGACCGAGAGAGTTAGCATAATAGACGGATAATTGGTTGTCTTTTAGAAGATTTTTTGAAATACGGAATATCCCACAGTGCCACCAATCTGCCTCACGAGGTTTAATCTCAATTCCTCCTCCTACAATCCGACGAGGACGACCTCTACCTCTATACCCTGTTCCTTCTGTTAGTGCGACTTTCTCTTCTTCAACAGTTCTTTCAGGAACACGGAGACGACTTATTTGAGCCATTTCCCTTGATGTGGATAATCCATCTATAAAATTATCCAGACGTTTCACAGACGGTACATCACTCTTTTTTGAATATTCGGACTCTGTTCGGTATAATGTAATGGGTTCTACACCAGCACGTTCAAATAACCCACCCATAAAGGTTGGGTCTGCGATTTGAGCCATTTCAAATGCCTGAACGAGTTTATCTTTCTTGGTTCTTGCTGATTTCGCAGGAGCAGATGTTGAACGACCAGTTGCTACTCTTTCTACACTATCTACCACATTCTGGGGAACACCTCTCGAATCGATAATCCTTTGCATTTGATTAACTGCCTGTTCGGATAATGGAGTTGTTTTAATCCTCTGAATGAGTTCTTCCGTATTAGATGCTCCTTGTTGTTTTAATAAGTTCAACTGTCCTATAATTTCCTTCAAAGCTACTGCATTAGGAAGTAGGTCGGCTTGTTTCTCATCCAATAATCTTGCGTAATACTTCATGAGGACAGACGGTCTCACTCCAGTAAGGTTCTTGACACGTTCCTGCAACTCCTTAAAGTAAAGGTTAAACACGGCATAAGGGGAGGAAGATAAAGAACCATCAAAGGGGTCGGTACTGGGCTGTTTTTCCAGTAAAGCCATTGCATCTCTCACATCCTTTTCGTTTTTTAGAATTTCTCGTAGATTCTCTCTGGCTTTCTTCTTCTGTGCTATAACATCCAACTGTCTTTCCTGTTCATTCGCGTATAAGGGCATCTCATCCAGATCACGGGGAATTCTATCTCCTAATTCTTGTTTTCGTCTGAACGCATCAGTATTCATTCTCTGTATATTGGAACTCGCTTTTAAGAGTTTCATATACGCATCGTATTTGTTCTGCATATCCAATGCAGAAGTATAACTTCCTGTAATGGTCTCACTCATTGTTTATTTATTATATGTAATAATATATTAAATAAAAATCGGTGTTTATTTTTTTTGATTAAAATCTCATACCACGTCCTGAAGAGCCTGGCACTCTGAATCCCATGCCGGGAACACGGAACCCTTCTCCCAATGTAGGTTCAAACATCTTTTGAACTTTCTGACGACCTGCCTGTTCAGCAGGTGCCATACTCATGGGATAGTATCGAGCCATACTGAAATCAGCCACTTTATCTGCGACTGGATTCAATGCTGGATGAGATGCACCTAACATTGGAGCAAAATTATCCTGTTCCTGTGGTCTAAACTTGGTAGATGGAAGACGCTGTCGTAAGCCTGGAGCAGTACCGACGAAAGAAAGGGCATTCACCATACCACCATGTCTCATACCAAATCCTCCTGTCTGTTCGCCGATAGAATCGACTACCTTGTCTCCATATTTAGATACAAGCGCAGATGCTTTCTGTCCTGCCTTTTCACCTCCTACCTTCTTTGCAACTGCTGGTAAAACGGTTTTCGTCACGGCTTTCACCGCATCACGGGCAATACCACTATCTTTAAGGACTTTACCAACCTTTTTAAGGGCAGAAAACAAACCGTCTCCATTCGTCTCCAGTTCATTCTCATCGAGTTTAAGCCTACATCCTTTTCCAGAATGTTTTGCAGACATCAAAGTGGAGTGTTTAGTGGGGGATACCTTTACTTTCACTCCTTTACCACCGATTTGGTGGGATGCTAGTTGGATTGACTTACCCATAGCCAATTTCTCGAGTTGGCTACGAGCCAAGTCAAGCGCAATATTTTTCAACGCTGATCGGAACATTTGTTTTTATTTATAATAATATTTTTTTTTAATTCATATTATTATTTTATTTTAGTATTTACCCTAAGCAACTATTGTGCTATCTATGGTTCTAATGGTAATCTTTCTCTTATATACAACGAAGGATAGATAGTCGACCGTCTTGGAGGAAATGTTCGTTCCGATGACTTGGACGGACTTGGGGACTAATCCATCCATAGGCTGTCCTCTGGAAAGATCGGTCACATAGTATCTATAACAACAAGACCACTCGTCGAATCCAATAAGTCCTGAACTCATACCGTCAGTATGTGCTCCGTTGACTGCATTAATTCTAACCAATTCATCTTTAAAAGCCTCGAAATCGTACTGCTGGTTGGACATGTACACGTTAGAACCTGACAGTTGCACGTTGTATTGTCCGATGGCAAGACCAGCAGAAGTAGTAGCTGGTTCAGATGAAAAGGGAGAAGCAAGAGGACTAATATTACCCATCTCCGAGGCAGCCAATAAAGGAACAACAAGGAGATACTGAGGGGCAACAATAGCGTTGGAAATCAACTGGGTAAATTGAGTGTTGGGGGCTACACCACGGATAGTGTATTGGTACAAGTCGTTATACACAATATCACGAGTGGGGAACTCGGATAGGAATGCTTGTTCTGCCTCCGATGTCATCAAGTAGGCAGGAGCATACACTCGGCAAGTAGAAAGGAGGGAGTTCTTGACTTCCGACGCGCCTGGCAGAGTGAGGGCAGAAATACCACATCCTGCAATAATGTCCTGTCCTGAACCTGCCTCTCCAACTGCAGCACCAAGAGAACTCTTTGTTCCAGTCCATGCAGGGGTTGAACCTGCAACCTGAACGGAAGCCAACATAAAAGGAGTGGTCTGTCCTTGAAGGGTGATATCGGCAGGAAGAAGATCTAATGCATTGGATGCACCAATATCGGATTTAACGATGGAGGTGTTGGTATTAAGAGTAATCTTGATAAAGGCACCTTTACATAATCCAAGTTTAGCAAAGAAGTCAGAGACATCTTTGAGTCGGATGGTGGCGATAGCTTCAACATACCTGACTTGGGCAACACCTGAACCACTTCTACGAAGAGTGGATTTACCAATAGCAGTCAAGTTTGATGCCGACCATGAAGAAGCCCATGAAGGGAGGGAGTCAACTGGAATGTTGGTATTATACATACGTTTCAACAATCCATCGTTGTGGGGAGATGGGAATGTGGCGACTGCATAAGCACCATCGTCTCTTACGACGTTGTTATTGGAAACATATCTCCCATATACGGATGCAGATGCTTCATATCTGTAAGAAAAGGCACTATCAGGAAAGAAGTTTAGAAGGGCACCGAACTTGTGTGCCTGATCCTGACAGAAAGTCGTCATCATCTTGAAGGAAGTGTGGACGTTGGTAAAAGGAGTCAACTGGGACACCGAGGTGTTTCCAAACATGACTTCCATACTGTTAATAATGTGGTGCCATCCGTTCTTCCAAGAGATACCGAATGGTCCTTGTGTAATAGCACTCTCATCGGAGGTGAACTTATACCCAAACACGATGGGAACTTGAAGGGTTGCTTCAGACCAGTCAATGTACCGACCAGAGTTGGCGAGGGATGATAAGTCAAAAGTAATCTGTCCTCCTGAATAACTTCCGTTATTCGAGTCGTTGACGTAGATCACTTGCTTACTCACAAATTGCTCCGCCTCATCTGCGGACATCTTACTTAATTCAATTACTGCTGTATCGCTCATGTTTTTTATTTTAATATAGGAAAAATATATTTAAAATAATTTATTTTTACAATTTTTTTTTTTCGTATGTTTTCTCTCATTTTTTTTAAAATCTCTTCCTTGTTTTTTAATCGTGATTCCGATTCAAAAGAATATTCTTTACATTTCAATTTTTAGAGTTTGATTTTAGATCTCCCTTTTCTTCGGTCGCCTATGGAAACAGAAGATAAAATAGAAGTCAATCCACTCAAATCCTTCTTTTGTGGGACTGGAGTACTTCCTTTGATGACCTGTAATCCCTGTCCCATCATGGGTTCTTGTGGGCGAGGTGTCATTTCTACTCTCTGGATGGGCATTTCCTGATAAATAGACCGCCCTTTTTGAGCACATTGTGCCTTGAAACCAAACCCTTTCGTGTTAATATAACCTTTACGACTTGGAACTCCAACTAATGTTTTCATCTTTTTTATTATAACAATATAATTTTTAAATCTTATGTTTCTTTGCCCATTCACGATTCAAAGAACGGATATTCTGTTGAATGTCAGGTGTATCTCCCCACAACAAGTATGCGGAAAAAAGGGCGGGAGATGGAACGAGGTTGTCAATCAGTCGTCTCTCACTGTCATTCGCACAGTGTCGAGCCCAGTAGTTCAGTCGTTTCTTCTTATCTTTATGGTCGATATAGGTCTCACCCCATTTCAATCCAAAGTCGTATGTTTTACCGTCGTCCATCGTGACTCTAAACCGCTTGTTTTTGAGTGGTGATTCTTGGATAGATACAATCATTTTATAAATGTAGGTATTTATAAAATTAATAAT